GAATAGAACAAGAATTAACTAACGAGCAATTTGCTCAGTATCAAGTATCACCAGAAGAAGAATTTAAATTATCAATGATAAGATTAAGAAATAAAAGAAATATGCTTTTAGCAGAAACAGATTTTTACGCATTATCTGATGTAACAATGTCACCAGAAATGGAGACATACAGACAAGAATTAAGAGATATAACTAATGGACTTACAACAGTTGAAGATGTAGAAGCTGTTGTATTTCCAAATAAACCGTAATATAAAGAATAAGGAGGACAAACTATGGCATCACTATCAAGCAAAGTCAAAACATATTTGGCTAATAACGGAGTTAACGAAGTTGACTTCATGGTAGACGTTTTGCTTCAGGATGATTCGAACGGAAAGGGCCCATACATCAAAAGTTGGAATGTATCAGGTGTAGCTCAACCGACATCGGAACAACTGGACGCTGTAGATTCTGCTGCTGATCTTGAAGAGAGACAAAATGCAGTAAGAGCTACAAGACGAAACGCCTATGGGAATATTGGTGATCAGCTCGACATGCAATACCACGATTCAGTGGACGGCACTTCTACATGGAAGGACCACGTTGCAAAGGTCAAGACTGACAATCCAATCCCAACTGAATAAGGAGGTAATACAAATTGGCTTACGTAGGAAAAGCTCCCAGCACGGGACGATACAGTATTTTAGATGATATCAGTAGTTCATTTACTGGTTCAACCGCGGGTCCGTTTAACTTAACGGTCAACGGGACTGCTATATCTCCAGGTAACGAAGCTAATTGTATCATATCTATTTCAGGAGTTGTCCAAGATCCAACAGCATTTACAATCACAGGATCTCAAATAACTTTCAGTTCAAATCCTGCATCGTCAGATACTTTTTTTGGAACTGTGTTAGGTGATACTTTTGATATTGGAACTCCAACAGATTCAACAGTCACAGCAGCAAGTTTAGGTTCAACATTTTTTGTAAAGAACAGTCAAACATTCACAAGTATATCTATGGCAGGTTCTACTAACGGAGCATTAGTTGGTCCTGTTACAGTTTCAGGTACAGTGACTATACCATCAGGGAGTACATTCGTAATTTTATAATGAGTAAGTTAGAGACAAATACAATTGATACAATTTCAGGAACTAGTAATTTAACTATTGGTTCTACTAATTCATCTACAGTAACATTTGAAAGTGGTGCTGCCACTGGACATTGCTTTCCATCGTTTAGAGTTCAACCAAGTGCTGCTCAAAATGTTGGTTCAGGTTCGTTTACAAAATTAAATTTTAATACAGAAATTTGGGATACAGATAGTGCATATGATACCAGCGCGTATAGATTTACCGTGCCATCTGGTAAAGCGGGAAAATATTTTATGTCAGCTAGTGTTGGAATAAGAAACGCTGCTACTATAAATGCTGTTGATATTGCTTTTTATGTCAATGGTTCTCAAGATAGAACTTTTAGAAGATATCACCAAGCATCAGGAACAAGTAATCAATATCAAGCAAGCGTATTATCAGCAACTTTACAATTAGCTGCGTCTGATTATGTAGAACTTTATATGTATCAAAATGTTGGTTCAAATGTCGAAGTTAATAATCAAAATACTAACTTAGACTGTTTTTGGTACGGTTTTAGGATAGGAGCATAATGGCAAACGGAATTTTAAAAGTCGGTGAAATAACAACTAGCTCTGGATCTGGTTCAATTATACTTGGTCAATCTGGAGAGACTATTACATCTTCTGCTACAATGGGCAGTGGAATGGGTAAGATTTTACAGGTGGTTTCAGCAACAGATAGCACTGAAAGAAGCACTACGTCTTCATCTTATGTTACAGGATCAAATACTTTGTCAGTAAGTATAACTCCAGCATCGACTTCAAATAAAGTTTTATTAATTGCAAATTTAGGTAGCCTTTATTTTAATACTTCTAACCAAACGATTAATACAACAATATATAGAGATTCAACAAATTTAGGAACAGCTGATGGTTTATCAGAACAGAGATCTACCTCAAACGTAGGATATGATTGGAGTCAAGATGTATCTTTAAGTTTCCTCGACTCTCCCTCATCTACATCAGCCTTGACGTACCAAGTATATTTTAAGACAAGTGCTTCAACCGCAAATCTAAACAAAGGAAGTGCCACAGCATCTATTGTTGCTATGGAGGTAGCAGGATAATGAAAAATAAAATTATAGAAGCAGTTTTAAAAATTAAACCTGATGCACAGATCAGTGTAAGTGGAGAAGATATTAATAGCATTGTATGGGAAAATGGAGAAACTCCAATTTCTAAAGCTGATATAGAAGCTCAAATACCTATAGTAGAACAAGAAATGGCAGATGCAATTACCAAAAAAGCTAATGACAAAGCATCAGCAAATGCTAAATTAAAAGCATTAGGATTAACAGATGACGAAATAGAGGCATTTAAATCATGAGCAGTATTTTAAAAGTAGATCAGCTTCAGGATTCAGGAGGAAATAACCTAGTCACATCGAACGGTAGTGGTGTAATTACTGCTGCAGCGTTTGGTAAAGTAAGACAAATTATACAATTTTCAGATACCACACAAACAGGTACTACATCTACATCTTATGCAGATAGTCCATTATTTATTGATATAACTCCATCTTCAACTTCTTCTAAAATTTTAATTCATGCTAATTTTCCACAATACATGAACACTACTGGTGCTGAATTACATACAGCAATTTTTAGAGATAGCACAAATTTATCAAGTGATGCACAGGCAGGTTTTACGGATTGTTATAATGGTGCCGCACCTATGATTGATATGGCATCAATTATTTTTTTAGATAGCCCCAGTACAACCAGTCAAATTCGATACCGAATAAAATTAAGAAGAGATGGTTCTGGAACAGGAAATTTAGGTGTTAACTCAGTTATGAATACAATGACATGTACGGAGATATTACCATAAAATTAAGGAGGAAAATATGATAAGTATATCAGAAGCAATACTAGGACTTGACGAAAAAGCTGAGTTCGTAATAACTGGTTCGCCATCAAACGAAGCTGAGTATCAAGCACAAGTAAAGTATGTAACAGGAGCTGACGAAAACGGCTCTGCTATATTTTCTGACACTCAACCATGGACATGGGCACAAGTGTCTGCTAAACAAGCAGAACTGCAAGCAGACTACGATGCTAAACAGTATCAAAGAGATAGAGCTGCGGAATACCCAGAACTCAAGGAACAGCTAGATAAGTTGTACCACGATATTAATAATGGTACACTAACTACGAGTGGCGGATTCTTTACAGCTTTAGATGCAGTTAAGACTAAATATCCAAAGGAGTAATATAAGTGGCAATAACAAGAATAAGTGGAGCGAATGCAATTAGTGGGGCAATTACGTCTAGTAATTTACCTGCTGAAAGTATTTTGCAAGTTGTTCATGGTTCGACAACAACTGCAGTTACAAATAACACAGGTACTTTTGCAACAACTGGTTTGAGTGCAAGTATTACTCCAACATCTTCATCAAATAAAATAGCAATTATGGCTACCATAAATGGGTTATTCACTGGAGGTACAACTACTAGTGCTAAATTAGAATTAAGAAGAGGTAGTACATCATTAGTTATACCACAATATTTTGCTGGATACGACACAGCATCAACAGATAACCAAAGAAATATTCCTGTATTTGAGTTAGATAATCCAGGAAGTACATCTGCAACTGTTTATGAAATTTTCTTTTTAAGAGCATCTGGTTCTGGTAATTGCATAGCTCAACAAAATAATTCTGAATCAACAATTATGTTAATGGAAATTAAAGGCTAAGACTAATGCTCTTCGGAACTGCCTCATTTGCCGAAACGCCTTTTTCATCGTTACCTACCGATGGTAATGTAACACTCGTATCTCAAGGAAATAATTTAACTGTTTCTATAGGACCAGTCTCGGTTGCAGCAAATGCAATTACACAAGTTCCTAATCCAAATCCATTAACACTTGGTATTGGAACAGTAACAATAGTTGGTACAGCAAATCTTACAGCACCAAAAACACCGCTAACTTTAGGAACGGGGAACGTTACAGTATCGGCAGATGCGAATGTTACAGCGTCTGGAAACAACTTGATTATAAAGAATGGATCTGTTACTATCACAGGAACTGCGAGTATATCAGCACCGGCTACCGCTATGACATTAGGAACAGGCGAAGTAGGTGTTATAGCGTGGAATGAAATTATACCAGGAGCAACAATGGTTTGGACACCAATAAAACCTTACTAATATGGCATCAACATTTTCAACAGATTTAGCATTAGAGTTAGTAGCAACCGGTGAAAAAGCTGGTTTATGGGGCACAATCACTAATACTAATTTACAAATATTACAACAATCAACATCAGGTGTAGTCGATGTACCAATGACATCTGGATCAGATGTTACATTACTTTTATCAGATGGTGCTACATCAAATGGTAAAAATATTTATTTAAAACTAACCGGCACAATGGCTGGTAATAATAGTTTGATTATTCCTGCATCTACAACAGGAGGCACAGCTACTAGAGTTTATGTAGTTCAAGATGCAACTGATAGAACCACAGCCAACAAATATACGTTAAGTATTAAAACAGCTGGGTCATCAAATCCAATACCTGTTCCTGTTGGATCTACAATGTTAATTCATTCTGATGGAACAGATGCAAGATTAGATATTTTACAAAAAGGTAATTTTGCAATTTCATCTAGTTCCATTACTGCATACACTGCGGTGCCTGGAGACAATTTGTTAATAGATACATATAACGCTGAAGTTACAATTACACTACCAGCCTCACCAACCATAGGTGATGAAGTAAGTATTATGGATGTATCCACATCTGGAGGATTTGGTTCAAACAAAGTAATTGTAAATAGAAATGGCTCTAATATTAGAGGAGCTGCCTCTAATCTAGATTTAGACAACAATAATCAATCTATTAAGTTAAGATTTACAAACGCAACCAAAGGTTGGCAATACGTATACAACCAAACATCATAGGAGTAAAAAATGCCGCTTACGAAAATTAAGTTTGCTCCTGGAATTGACAAACAAGATACATCTGTTGGAGCAGAAGGTCGTTGGGTAGATTCAGATAATGTAAGGTTTAGATATGGCCTACCAGAGAAAGTAGGTGGTTGGTCTTCTCTTTTGACAGATACAATTGTAGGTGTAGCAAGAAAACAACACGCATTTGTAGATACAGATGGTAACAGATACGTAGCTATTGGCACAGATAAATTTTTACTTGTATATTTTGAAGGTCAATTATTTGATGTAACACCTATAAAATCTACAATAGGTTCTGTTGCTATGTCTTGTGCAAGTGAAACTTTTGAAGTTACTCTAACTTTTTCATCGGACCATAATCTAGAATCTGGAGATATAATATTACTTGATAACGTAACAGTGCCATCAGGAGTGGGTTTAACTAACGATGCATTCGAAGATAAATTATTTCAAGTTACAAGAGTTACATCTTCAAAGATTGCAATTGTAACAGGGACACAACAAACATCAACTTCAGGTTCAGGTGGATCTTGTAGTGTCATACCATATGAAAAAGTAGGTCCTGCTGCACAATCTTATGGTTATGGTTTTGGTATTGGTAACTATGGTGGAACTGTATCAGGTGTTACTACAACAACTTTAAACGGAGCGTTACTTGCTGACACTGCTGGTACAGGAGGAGCCGGTACGTCAATAACTTTAACATCGGCATCTGGTTTTCCAACAGGGGGCGGAACAATCGCAGTGGGAACAGAATTAATAACTTATACGGGTGTAAGTTCAAATGATTTAACAGGTATAACTAGAGGTACAAATGGAACCGCAGTTGCTGGAACTACAGGACAAGCTCACAGTAATGGTGCCACAGTCACCAACGCTACTAACTTTAGTGGATTTGGAAGTGCAGTAGAAGCTGATACAATTACACTTGAACCTGGCCTTTGGTCATTAAGTAATTTTGGTGAAGTATTAGTTGCAACTATTGCAAATGGTAAAACATTCACATGGAATGCGGGAGCCGCTAACTCAACAGGAGTTAGAGCAGCAACCAACACATCTGGTTTTGAAACAACAAATAATCCAACAGCAACTCGAGTTACATTAATATCACCAACAACACGTCACTTAATTCATTTTGGTACAGAAGTAACAGTTGGTACACCATCGTCTCAAGACGATATGTTTATAAGGTTTTCAGTTGATGAAGATATAAATAATTATACACCCGAAGCTACTAATACTGCGGGCACACAAAGACTACAAGACGGCACCAAAATTATGGGTGCATTAGTTGCAAAAGAAAATATTTTGGTGTGGACAGACAATGCATTGTATGCAATGAAATTTGTTGGTGCACCTTTTACATTTGGTTTTGAACAAGTAGGTACAAACTGTGGTTTGATTGGTAAAAACGCAGCCATTGAAATTGATGGTGTTGCTTACTGGATGGGTAATAATGGTTTTTTCTCTTTTGATGGTACAGTCAATACCCTCCCTTGTTCTGTTGAAGATTTTGTTTACGATGATATTAACACAACAAAAGGACAACAAATATGTGCAGGTATAAACAATCTATTTACAGAAGTTATTTGGTGGTATCCAACATCTAACTCTACCTTTAATAATAGATATGTAGTTTATAATTATGGACAAGACAATGCTAACTTACCCATGGGTAATTGGTACACAGGCACAAATACAAATTCTATAAGAACAACTTGGATTGACTCACTAGTATATCCAAAACCATATGCAACAGCATATAATAGTTTAAATGCAGGCAGTTTTCCTATAGTCATTGGAGAAGATGGTTTAGGACAAACAGTTTTATTTGAACACGAAGTGGGAACTGATCAAATTAATCCAGACGGTAGCACAACTGCGCTAACTTCTTTTGTTGAGTCGTTTAGTTTTTCTTTACAAAAAGATCAAAGCGAAGTGTTTTTAGCTATGCGTAGATTTTTACCAAACTTTAAAGTTTTAACAACGCCCACAGGTTCTGAAGGAATAGAAGTTAGTATATCTGTAAAAGATTTTCCAGCTGATACTAGCACAGCTACAAATTTAAGTCCTTTTAAAATTAAATCTA